CGTCAACTTCGTCTTTAATACTCATAAGAAATTCATCTGCTTTATTAACTAGATCATCTGTAAATGGAGTTTCTGGATTTACTGTTCCGGTTGCGGCCATATGTAAATTATCGAGCGCAACTTGAACAGTCAATTGTTGACTGAGTTCCCCACACAGAAAGTATAGAGATTTTATGAGTTCTTTATCTCGTTTTGTTTCGTTGGTTGTCATGAGTATTTTGGTGTGTATAGAATAATCATTTGTGTTGATTGAGCTTTGTGATAATGTCGGCTTCTAATTGTTTGCACTTTGTTTCTAGTGTAGTCTTCTTCTCTGGGTCTAGGCCATATTTGTCATAGCGCAGAAGATAATAATTTAAATCTCCCCAATTTACATCACTTCCTAGAACATCATCAATGATACGTTCCCTCAATTCTTTCGTGCATTTTGGGGATGTAAATATAACTGACTGAGCACCAGATTCATATAGGGCCTCCAAAACAGATAACGTTACATTCGGATGATTTGCAATGCCATGGCAAACTCCCAATTTGGCAATATGTAGCAAGATATTGGATGTTATTTTCTCGTTCTGAAGTAGACTTTGAATAAAATACGTCTTGTCTAATTTTACTGCATTATCAATCAGACGCAACTGAATATCTTCTGTACATACAGGATTGAAGAAGATGTAGTTGTAAAGTAAAATTAAATAATTAAAAATCTTACCTTCTGAATTGATACTTAACTTTAAACTCAATTCATTCAGAACCTCCGGTGAGGATGTGGTCTTGGCAAGATGAGATAGAATACCAAAATCGGTATCCTTACAAAATAGCATTTGGACTCTTAAATCATAATTATACCTATCGAGAATTTCTGACTTAATGAAGTCATCGTTTAATCTTGTATGTAGCTTAAATAGATTCTCCTCGCCAATATTATGATTAGGATCTCTCAGATATTCGTCGATATCCTTGAGTGCCGGATACAAAAATTCAGAACGAAGTTTGAGATCAGTGTTCATTTAATTCACCACAAGATAATGTTGAACTTTGGGTCGTAGGCAGATGTACTTATCTGTCGATTGTTCTCTACATTTGATGTAGATATTCAGGGCAGATTCATAGTTTTGTAGTTTTGTTTTTGTTTTTGAGTATTCCTGGGTTAAAACAATTAGCATAAGAAATACATATCCTATACATACAGTCAATAAAATAAAACCAACTCCATCTCCAGTTGAACCATTCATGATTTTTCCTCTGATTGAATTGTTCTAGATCCAGTTTTCATAAAGAAATCCTTGATTTGTTGAATAATGAATGTGCCCAATACCAGAATGGCGAATGAATCCCTCACAAATAACGCAAGGGCGGGCATTTCTCAATTCTCGGCCAGAATGTCCACCGACTCGACAAATAACAATCGTATCGGCATTCTCTTTGGTCTTTATGAGTGCCCCGATTTCAGCATGAAGATAGATTCGCTGTGAGAATGGCTCCCCATAAATCTCGGCAGTCTTGTGTGCCCACCAAGACTGAATTGGATGTGTCTTGTAATCATAATTAGACGATGCCGCAATCACTCTCCTCCTTTTAATGATAATTGCTCCCATTTTTTTCTGGGAATTGGAAGAAAGAGCAACGGCAAATGCCTGGCGTAGAAATTCTTGTTTGAGCCTGGATTTGGTCACGACCCGATCCATTCTTGATTTTTCCCATGAAGTGTTTTATAATATTCGTAACTATTATGTTCATTTAATTCCCATTGATTCATGGCATCAAGAATGAGGTTGGCTTTTATGAGCTTATGTGACTCTTCGTGTTTTGTGTCTGATGGGTGGACGGTTTATGAAGTGGCATAATATCAAAAAAGGGGCCTTTCGTCCCCGGTGAATCAGTTGGCGGCTAGATTTTCAAAATATGCCAGGGCATCTTCCTCTTCCGAAGACCCACCAGAACGAGAAGCATAAGTTTCTTCTAGTTCTTTCATCATATCCAATTCCTCTTCTTGTGAATCGGAATCGCTATTAACGGTGGCTTGCTTATTTCCTAGAACGAAATCGAGGCGTTTTGTGAACTCTTCTTCGCCCTTGAACTTATCAGCAGAGATGAGTTCTTGAAGTGAGTATTCTTTTTCCCAAATTTCCTTGAGCTTATCGTCATCTCCATTGAGAACAGAAATGGATGCAAAGCTACTATCATCATAATTTGGATATCCGGCAACCTGTTTCACCCGAAGGCGAAAGTCAGCGCCTGTCCAAAAATCAAAAGCATCAATGGGAGTATCCTCTTCAAATTCGGGCTTCATGGCAGATTTGATTTTATCAAAAATCTTGGCACCATAACGAAAGAGCATAACCTGACCTTCCAGTTCAGGATTCGCCGGGTTACTGATGACAAAGATATTGGAATAATAACTTAGCTTGCGCTTGCGATTGCGGGCAATTTCTTTATCTGCCTCTACACCTGAGTTCCAAAGTTCACTGTTGCGAGTGCAAAGTTCACATTGGCGGCCAACAGTAGTTGGGCAATTTTCAATAAACCACTTGCCATTATGTTGAAATCCATGATTATAGAGTTTAACAAAAGGATCCTCTTCTCCTGGAGGAGCCGGAAGAAACCGAATTACGGCTCGACCATTGCCCATTTTGTCAGTTTCGAGCTTGAATACATTAGAAGTATCAGCGCCATAAGATGTGGATTCTTCTAGTTTCTTCAGCAGCTTTTCTGTCTGAGAACCGAGAGAAGACTGCTTTTTGAGTTGTTTGAAATCGTTTGACATAAGATAAACGTAGTATTAACGTAAGATAGACGTAGGATGTTTGAAGCTTTACAAGAAATCTTGATGGTTTGCAAACCGAATCAAATAAGAATTTTTCTTATGATTCCTTTGTATTTAGGAATGTCCAGAACGAGGAACAGGGAATACTTCCTTATTTTCTGTGATACCTGAGCCCATACAGGGTCAGTATATTGTTCGTCATATTTAGGAAGAAGGCCCAGACATGTGACCAGAATAATCAGAGTTTCTAACTGAATAACACCAGAAAGATAATCCTTTATGAGTTTTGAATGTCTGGCTCCTGGTTTAAAATATTCTGGTATGTTCTTATTTTCAGCAATGATCCTAAGATCCTGCTCAAATACATAAGACAAAGAATCTATCTTTGATTTCCATGATGTATAAATCTCCGATCCATTCTGTACAATTTCCCCGATCCATACTTTTGATGGATCAGAACTATTTGCAAAATGAGAAACAAAGTATTCAATAATCTCTTCTTTCTTTTTCTGTCTTGATAATCGCTCAAAGAAGTAGCGATCTTTTCTTTTATGAAACGTATCTATTTTCGCCCTAATATTTCCTGAGTATTTTTTGAAATCGTATGTTTCACTGGTGAAATGTTTCTTTAGGGCCAAATAGGTTTTATATGTTTCAAATGGTGTCAAAACTTAATCTTTGGTGATTGATGAACTTTCTGTAGATAATTCAGTTTAGTTGCATCGTGCTTAATTTTCTCTTTTAGGGGTTTTGAGATAATCTTGGCAACAGACTCAACTTCTAAATTATTAAGCTCACAATATTCTACAATTGCCGTAATGTAATTATGATCTGGATCCATCTTGACAATTTTTTCAATATCTTCGGCGAACTTTGATTCTGTCAGGAATTTTGTGCTGGCAATTGATTCAAATGTTTCTTCAGGAGAACTCTCTGAGTTTGTCATCTGTAAACTTTTTAACATACTGGACAAGTAAACGAATGTATTTTGAAATATCGGGTTCAATATAGATTTCACATTCGGCATTTTCACATGCCATCATAATAACAATTTGCTTCACCTCAATCCCCGTGAGTTCTTTGAACATGAAGGCATAGGCAGATGCCTGCACAAAGTAATTCTCGATCCATTCTCTAGGTTTTGGCTTTTCTGATGTCTTAAAGTCAATGACAGAAAGAACCCCCTCATATTCGGCAATACAATCAACAGTTCCGGCCAGGCGAAAATATCGACTGAACAAAGAATCTTCAAGGGCATAAATATCGCCGATTTTATCTAAATATGGTCGAATTGACCTAAATAGAAGTTGAGAAAGCGGGGTGGCTGTATGGAGTCTATCTTCCATTGTATTGAGAAGATAGTGTTCATTTAGTGCATGAAGAGCAGTTCCACGAGATGTTGCTGCTCTTGTAATCAGATTTGCCTTCTCCTCACCAACTTTCTTTCGCCATTGGACGAATTTGTCTTTATTATAATGAGAAGTAACTGAGGTGACGGAGATATACTTTTCAACCTCCGTCTCATTTTGAACCCGGTAGTATCTTACACCATCAACCTCCACTCTGTCAAGCCTTGGGAGATTTAGATCCAACTTGCGAAATGTCTTGGTCGGTACGAATATCTTTCTGCTCTCTTCGATGAAGTTGGTCATTAATTAAAAGGGTAATTTTTGTCCATTGTTTTGTTCTCTTTCAAACTTATCCTTGGCAATAAGATAATCACGAACCAGACCGGAGCGAACACAATCTTCCATTGTAAATTCAATAAAAGAAAATGAAGGCATCATTGACAGAATAGATACAAAATCACCGAGACCTTTGCGATCCGATTGTTTCGTAAGATCAGTCTGAGCTGCATCACCTGCAAAGATGATCTTACAGTTCTGACCCACTCGTGTAATCACAGAAGAAAGAAGATGTCCAGTGAGATTCTGAAACTCATCAACGATGATAATACAATCATCAAACGTGGATCCACGAAGAAATGATACGGAGCTAAAATCAAGAATTCTTTCGGATTTTAGATTCCCATAGAGCATTTCATAAGCTTCTTCTGTAGGAAGATCGAATAACTTTTTTGCCATATACTTATATGGAACTTCAAATGGAGCCAGTTTATCACCGAGCAATCCAGGAAGAAATCCCAGATCGAAACTCTGCACAGGATTCCTCATGATAATAACCTTATCGTAAGGAGTTCGGTCATCCAGAACATCTTTAAATGCCTTGTACATGGCCAGAAAACTTTTTCCAGATCCAGGAGAACCAAAGGCAACGATGTTCTGTCCCTTATCATAAGAATCAAAGAAAGATTCTTGATTTTTTGTCAATGGCTTAATGTCAATCAAAATGTCAGATGTAATTAACCTTCGCCTCTTTCTAACTTGTTGGGCAATAGAAATTACATTAGTCTGATCTGGTCCTCTTTTCTTTCTTGTCATTTACCTAGATTCATTCGTGATTGACTTCCGGCAGCTCGATCTACTTTTTTTAGTACCTCATTCCATGATGGGTGTTTTTTATTGAGACGATCTTTCCATTCCCCCAATTCAGCCTGACTACAACATCCTTCTGACCAATCCCGAACCCACGGCTTGTTATTTTCGTACCAGTCCATAATTTCATGAACACTCATATCAATCACTTTTTTCTCTCCCGTTTCGGGATTCCAAATTGGATAAATTGCCATTTAATGTATCTCCTATAATCTAATAAACTTATTTATTTGAGTTTACTCCATTAAATATTCCATTCTGCTTCTCCTCCAAGCGCATCATAACAAGAGGGGAATTGTTCACCAAAGATTTGTTTACATGCCTTGGCAATTTCTGCATGTTCTTTCTGAGTTCCAGATTTCTCACGAAGAGCAATATACGTAATCCAACTACGACAGGACCCTGTAAGATAAAGTCGAGTCGGCGTTGATAATGGAAGAACAAATCTGGCGGATTCTTTTGCTACCCCTTGGGACAGAAGATTTTCATATAATTCTCTACCTTTCTCAAAATAGTCATAAATCTCGTGTTGCATCTCATCTTTTACTGCCTCATCAATATCATCAATGGAGTTTTGCCTATTCTTTGTATCTTGTCGCCTGAGATCTGGAATAATTGCTTTGTCTGATAACAAACTAACATCTGAATATCGTTGACTGAATTCCTGGACGAACATACTTTTATGTCTAATAATCTGAGCCGCGATTGCTCTAGTAGTATTAATTTCTAGAGTCATATATGCGGTCTCAAAAATACTCCAATGTCGATTGGATATACAATATCGGAGTAATCCAGCTGCAGTATCAAAATTTAATTGATTATTGGGATTACTAACTCGGGCCACATAAGATATGACTTCTTGGGCATTATGATTAATAAGTTCGCCAGCGCCCTGCGTTATTGCAATTAATTTAACTTGGTCGGTTGACATTTTGGCTTTTCGGTTTCTTTGTTTCTTTATTACATTCAAGACAATAATAAGAATATCCACTCTTAAATGACTTTACAATCTGGAAATTATCAGAGTTCAGTGGTAGATTCTTCTGGCACCTGGAGCAAATCCGCATCTTCTGCCCAGGACTCTCGCTCAAGTTTCCTGAGTCGCTTGATCTCTTTATAATGCTTTTTAATTTCTTGATAAGCATCTTCGGGGCTGATTTTATCTGCAATCTCAAGGCCGGCAATAATGGAACAGGCATCGCCGAATCGGGCAAGTGCTCGCTCATATGGAGTTAAATTTTCATACATCAGTCTTCTTCCTCGTGATAATCTGGTTCGTAACTATTAAAATTTGCAAGATTATTCCTGCGAGTCATCAGTGGACGTAAATCCTCGGTTAGAAACTGTGACCCATCAATTGGTCTATCTCCAATCTCTAGTTTTAGTAATTCTAACTGAGATTCTATTGTACTAATAATCAATCTTACTTTTTGAGCATCCATATGATCTTGTTGAACATGGGACTATTATAGGACAAACTACCGGAAATGTCAAGCGCCCAATCAGCGCTCGATATAAATGAGTTTACTATTTGCCGATATCAGTTTTGATTTTAGAATATCACAACCGATACTAGGATCACAACTACCACAAGTGAAAATATCGGCTGCCGCTTTTGATTCTTCTGGCCAGGTATGAATACTAATGTGACTTTCTGAAAGAAGGCAAAGAACAGTTACTCCTTGTGGCTGGAACTTATGAGAAGATACAGTAAGAACTGTTGCCCCAGATGCCTCGGCTGCCTCCTTTAATAATCGTCTCAGGAAATATTCATCGTCCAGAAGAATTGCATCACAATCAAAAAGATTCAGCAAATAGTGCTTCCCCATTAATTTTCTCCTGAATTAGGTGTATCCGGGAGCTTCGGATTAAGAAGCTCAGTGACGATTGTTTCGTTCTTATCAAGTGTAAGAACTTCGTAAAGAGATGAGTTCATATACTTTTTAATCTTTTTGTATTTACGAATTAGTTTGTCTACTTCGTTGCCCTTGATCTTAACTTTTATGAATCCTTCTGTCATACGTTTACTGTTGCATAACGAATATAAGCTCCAGCATCTGATCTAAATCCTATTTGATACAATAAAACAACATCATTATTAGTTTTCAACAATTCAAATTCCTTCTCTAAATCTTCAATATTTTCTATTAGAGCCGATTTTCCATTAATTTGCTTTCCTCCATATACACAGACAGGAATTTTCATATACCCATCAATATACTTTTCAATTTTATTGACATAAGTCTGAACATCTTCAGTATTATATTCATTTAAAAAATGAATATTTACATCAGGATCAAATGAATCCCCAATACCCATAGTAGCATGATTGTTAAATGTCATGAATAAACTCCATATCTAAAAATTATGTTATTATCCTCATCAATACCCAATTGATATAAGAATACCTTGCAGCCGTTATTTTTGTAATACTCAATAAGTCCTACAAGTCTAATGATTTTTGAATCAATATCATTACCATCAATGGATTCGTAATCCTTGACATTACCAAACACCAATTCAAATTTGCGTCTAATATTTTCCCAAAAAGAAGGAACACGATTTTTAGTGTGAGTTGACATAGCCACAATTACTTTATCATTGTATAAAGTGACAGGAATTTTCATATACCCATCAATATACTCTTGGATTGCATAAAAACAGATTTTTAATTTCTCAATATCAACTACATTATATGGAGAAACATTTACATTGAAATCAGGTGAAGTTGTAATCATTTCTTTTTCTTCTCTTTAGGATTAGTACCTTTCCATAAGTTCGAGCTAATCTTACCGTGACCAAAATCAATTAGACGAACAGAATCTTTACCAAACTTATCATAATAAAGATCAAAAATATCAACTCGCCTTCCGGCTCGACATACATCAGTATAAAGTTTTTTATTTACTCTATACTGAACAATATAGGCATCACGAGGAAGCTTAGGATCATGAATTTGCTCATTCGTGGCCGCAGCATATATCAGTTCACATTTATATTGTTTGGGAAGAGTAGTTTTCTCTTCATCTGTCCAATTGACCATCAAGATCGACCCCCCCATTGAATATCAGGATATGCCTCTCGAATAAGACTAAATGGAAGATTATATTTGTCGGTGAGTTTCTTATCCTTAACAAGAATCAAAATCTCGGCCTCTGAAGGGTGGAGTCCCTCCAGGAGATTAATGAAAATCGTTTCGCGTTTAATATTACTCAGAGACTCATTACCACCTCGAATAAAGTGGAAGAAATTACCCGCCTCTTGTCGAAGTGAAGTACGGGCATTAGATGTGAACAGATCAGTTTTCCTATCGGCTAATTGTTTCTGAACAGTATCAGAAAGCGTATCATTGCCAATTGTCAATTCATCCATCTTAGAGTAAGGAACTGGTCCTTCTGGAATAGCCGAAATCACTGTATCATCATAATTCCAAATGAACAGGGCCACAAGAGCATCATTTCGATACCGTCGTAGTGCCTCAATTTTAGATGCATTTGTTCGCATCTTTACTACCGTCTGCAAAATCTCATGTTGAAATGCATTTGCCGGTAGAATCGGAATTGCTGCAATTGCCTCCTCTTCAGTTACAGGCTTCGTCGCCCTCTTCTTCGATGTCGTCGTCATTTAACTCTACTCCTTCAAAATGTACGGAAATTATTTTATCTGGCAACAGATTGCCATTCTCATCAAACATTTCTGGGTGCATTATTGGAGATTCATATTGATATGATAAGACTCGGTTATTTGCTATCCAACCGATAATGCCACCAACCAGAAAAAACAAGAGAACCAATAAAACACTTATAGTCGTAATTGCTACTACCATCTTTTTCTCCTAAGAACTTCTTTTCTTGATTTGAAATTCAACTAAAAAATGAAATTCTCGGGAAAATAGAGAAACCATTTTTCTAAAACATAATTTAAAAAGTGATGGTTCCTCCCTGTTTCCTATAGTTTTATTTCGGAGCATTAGCTCCGTACCTTTATTTATGTATAAATCATCGTTCCCTGTTGCCATTAGATAAGATTGTTTGCAGTAAGATATTTAATTGTGTCAACACAACCGCCTAAGTGCTCCTCGCCCATTATAACTTGTGGGAATGTTGCATTCGGCCCAAATGTATCCCTAAAGTCCTGTTCCTGGAAATGATCACCAAGAATATAAATTACGTGATTTAGTCTGAACATCTCCATCACCAGTTTAATCTTGGTACAATATGGGCACGATGTCTTACTGTAGATTGTAAAGTGCATTTACTTTTTGTTATAAGAATGAATTGCATGACTGCTGTCTCCCTTACCCTGAAGGGAAAGAACCAATAATTGCGTAAATCGCTCCATTTCGTGGAATACGACATTTGCCGGATTATAGCTAATCTCCTCCCTTAGATTTTGCATTTCGAGCCAGTCATCATGTGACATGAGCAATGCCGGATCTTCGAGAAATTCGGTGGGCATAACAGATCGATTCATTGAGATTCACTACGTTTTAGTTATCAGTATATTTAGGTTCAAAACCTAAATTGCATGGGATCGGGTCCATTTAGTCCCTTTTTAATCTTAGACACAAAATTTTCCATTGTGTCTGCTACCTCTTCAGTTGATTTTACACTATCGATAAGCTGCAGAATTTGGGATAGATTTGTAATCACAGACGGTCGCTCATTATGAGCAGCCAGGGCAAGAGCGGATCGAATTGCGCCCCGAGCATCATCAAGGTAATTATCAACTGATTCAGAAATAGCCATGGGAACTCCAGGTGTGGATTGATTGGAATCTAACAAAGAAACCGGCAGACCTCAAGGTTCATTGTGCCGGTTTGGGTTCTGGTCTAGGCATCCAGAATAGTATTGAGCCTAGTTGAAAGTTCTTCTATCTGGGTCTTATCAAGAAGAACTTCCTCAAAGTCACCATAAATTGATTTTCTACCAAAAATATAACATAGTCCATGAATTACTCGCTGCCAAAAAGACAACGAATTAAGGTGCACTGTAACATAAAGAATACCATCGGACGCATCATAAGTCAGAATAAATTGATGGTGATTTGATCCACATCTACAGATGAATAGATCATTGTACATGATTAGTATTTGAGATAGTGGTATTTGGGATTTGGTTTGTTAATTTGTTTAGCCAGAAACCGATCTGCGCTCTCATAAGAATCGTACTTAATGACAGTTGGAAATACTACGGCAGTCATGAACGGAAACCAGAATCCAAATTTTCTGAACTCAGGAAAGAATTTTACCTCGCCAGATGCCGTATCATACTTCTCGGCAATTCGATATTTCATTGTACAGTATAGCAAACAGAAGCAACTCCACGAGAAAGTCTCTCAATCTTGGCAAATGCACCAAGACTAAGATCCAGGTTCGGCCCGCGATCATTAATGCGAACTACTACGGATTTCCAATTTCGCTGATTTGTTACTCGAAGACTAGTTCCAAATCGATAGTATGGGTGGGCAGCAGTTCTCCCATAAGAATTAAAAATCTCGCCATTTGCTGTTTTTGCCCCATGAAGATCATAATAAGTAGCCTCCGTGCATCGGGCAAAAACAGGCCTGGAAAAAATCAATGACAACGAAATAGCGGACAGAAATTTCCGAATCAAGGGGGAACCTCGTGTTTGGTGCAGGATCATGATACCATGCCAGAAGCCTCTCTGTCAAGCGATTCGTCGAGAGGTGATTCAGACTACACAAACAGCACCAAAACCACCTTCTAGGGGCACACAGAGGCCACTCATGAAGTTTTAGAACTTCGGTCGATAATAGTATAAGAACCAGACTTCAATTTATAACGATTGATATAGGTTTCCATATGAATTTTATCATAAAACCAACAGGTCTTAGATTCTTTTCCGTCTTCGTGTTTGAGTTCGTGTGGGAACCTGGTATAAAATGATTCTGATTTAGTAGTTGAAGTTACAATTCCAGAATGAGATTCCTTGGGGTATGAATCTTAATGGAAAAATTATTTTTTCTCTTCATCATTCATTCCGTTCCATAATTCTTGAAAATAAAGATGGTTCTGAAAGTTCTTTCTCTTATATCGAATAGAAAATGGATCCGGGCACCAATATGTCTTCTGATATTGAACCTGAACCCGATTTAAAAATTCAGATTCTGGCATATGAACACTGCCGGTCTGAACTTCACCATCATGAGTAATGATAGTATTCTGATTTTGAATATAATAATAGTGCATTACTTATAATATTCAGAATCTTCTAAATATCGAGTTAGGATTGCCGAGCAAAGCTCAACAAAATAATCCATATTTCGTTGAAGTTGATTATCGTCTTCGGCCAAATTAGAGACCATTTGAGTAGATAGGCGTTGGGACGGGATCTGGCCCATCAAGAGAGTGAGTGCCGATATGATATAAGTTGCAATATAATGATGTTCTGATAAAGATCGCATTTGCCAGATCACATCCCAGACACTATCGCTGTCTCCATTCTCTGTTTTCACTGGGTCTGTTCCACCATAACGCACGACGGCACATAATCCGCAGAGAAAAACTAACTCGAAACAAAGAAAGTTTTGAGTATCTACATCAATAATGGTAATCTCGTCCTCGGTGGGAATATCACCAGAACGAAGGGTCTGTATTATGGATTCCGGGACA